GACCGTCGCGGAGTTGCGTGGGCAGGGCTTCGCTGCTGAATACTACGCTGCGTGATCCGGCGGCTGCGTGGGCGGTGACGGCTGCGGAGAGCTTGGCGCGGGTGCTCGTGGCGACTTGCGATTCGATGCCTTCGGCGTCCACGCTTGTCTCGTAGTCGGAGTGTGTGCCGTCTGGCTCAAGGAACACTTGGCCGACCGTCTCGCCTTCGACGAGTTGCGCCTGTAGCCACGCGAGAAGCGTTTGCGCGGTGAGGGCCAGCGGGCCGTCAAGAGGGATGGCGGTGGTTGTGGCGTATGCTCCCGCGTTGCTGTAGCGGGTTAGCTGGTTGTTAGAGAGTAAGAGTTTCATAATCAGTCGTGGTATTGATAGCCCCACCAATGCACCCGACTCACGGCACCGCTAGGGGAGGCATTTGTTCCGCTGTCGAAAGCTATGTCCACCGCGCCAACAGTGCCGCCGGCGGCATTGTTTGTCGGTCCTCCAGTAATAGTTGCGGCGGCAATATTAGTGAACGCACCTCTATTATCTGACCTGTATAGCTCCACCGTTCCATTGGTGTAGTATCGCACTGCGTATAAAGCATACACGGCATAGGGAGTATTCTTCAATCCGCTGACCAATGGCCCGTTGGTTGCTGTTGTTCCATTGTGCGCTATCAATCGAGCCGAAAGATCAAGGTCTCCGCTAAACTCAATGCCGACTGCCCTGTTGGTCGGGTACTGCCCGATAGGGTCGCCTGTACTGTGACCGACAACAAAGCGCAGCACTGAGTTAGAGCGCGACCACATCGCCGCGAACACGAATGCGGTAAACCCTGAAGTAAACATATTGTTCCCTCCAGAAGATCCGGAATTGTTAATACCTTCCATTCGGCCAATTCTTACACCCACCAAATTTCCAACATTCGTTGCCGAAGTTAAAGCCCAACGCGAACCCGTTGCATCAAAAGTTGCAGACCCGCCATTGGTTACCCGCGTCGGCATCCAGTCGGCCATCGTTTGGCGGTAGAATGTGCCATCCATATACTCACCAAAACTGGGGAGATATCTCGTATCCGACAATCCCCGAGTCATCAAACTCGACGCGCTGTCTGCCGTCTGCGAAGGCGCAGTGTTGTTGACGCCGTTAAGGGTCGCGTTGCCGGATGAGTTTATACCAAACATAACGCTTCCAGTGCCAGCTGTTCCGCCGTCCAAAACTCTAAAACCATTTACCGCGCTTACCGTTAAACCAGCACTCCCCCCTTGAAGATAAGCATTGTATTTTTCTGCACCGCCTCCAGTTCCGCTTAATCGCAAGGATGCGGCTTGGTTTGTCCCCGAAGTGTCAAGCCATAGTGTAGAGTCATCACCATCGTCGACGGCATTTGCTGCAATCATTCGTAGCCTACGAAACTCCACGTTGTTGGTTGTTTCCAGACCCCCGCGATTGGCAACGGAGATATTGGTCGGACCTAGAGCAACTAAAGTGGCCGACTCGTTGGGGGCCAGCGTGAGGTTGGTCGCGCCGTCAATCGTGATGCCGCCCACGTTGGAGATGGTCACTGCATTGGTCGCTTGGTTGACCAGATAGTAGAACGCACCGAGGACTCCGTTTGTGACGCTGCTGATCGCGTTGTTGTTGGTCAGCCTAATGACGTTGGCATTCGATGGCAGGGTCAGGCGTCCGTTGGTCGCTGCGGCGGTTTGGGTTGCGTCAAGAGCCCATGTCGAGGGCGTGGTGGTGGTGAAGGAGCCGACTGTGAGGGAGCCTGCGATGGAGACGTTGGTGGCGAAGGTGGCCGCAGGCGTGACGGCAAAGCTGTTGGTTGCCCAAGCAAAAACGTTAAATCCGGCTTGTTCTAGTGTTCGCGTTTCAAATTCTAGTTGTCCGCCGAATGCCACTGAATAAATGCCCGAGCCGTTGATTTGAATCTCGTCGCCTGCGCCAAGAGTAAGGGCCGAGAATACTGGGCTGTTGGTTGTGCCAAGGCCGATGGCCGTGCGAAAATTCGTGACGTTAGTGTTGGTTAGCCACGTTGCGCCGAGACCGATAGCCGTGCGAAAATTCGTGACGCTGGTGTTGGTTAGCCACGTTGCGCCGAGGTCAAGGTTGGTGCGCGTGGCTGCACGAACCCCGCTATCAAACTGCAATGGGTTGGTAAATGTTAGGGCATTGGTCCCACCATAAATTACCTTGCCATTGGTTGTATCGTAGCCCAAAGATTTTATAGTTTGGGATTGGGAGGAACAGGCCAGCCCGATAAGAGCGATTGCCGCAAGGATAGTGTATTTCATTTAGCTTTTTCGGGATTCCTTATTGTTTTTCGGTTGTTAGGATGCCACTATTGTCCACCTTAATCAAGAAGATATTGCTTCCAGATAGATAGGAAATCCATTGGCGGGTTGTAGATGATCCACTTGGCGTTACTGTAAGTATACCACTGTCATCTACAGTCAAAGAAAATACACTAGAATTGGGAGATTTGACAAGCACAGAAGCAACCCCGCTCCCAGACCCAACAAGTTCTGTAGTAACAATACCATCGCTGTCTACTGTAAGCTTCCAAATCCCGCCTCCAGAAGCTACCAAATATGTGGGCGCATAGAAATTATTGATAATAGCCGCTACCTGATACCTCCACGGCCAGTTAATATAGGTGGCAACTAATGCGGGATCTGCCTCGTCTCCCCTTGCTGCTGCGGCAATCCTTCCAATTGCCTCTTTTTCGCCCCACTTTAGTTCATAGCTCATGGCATGGCCTCCATTACGGGAATCAACCCAGCCAGTTCCTCTGGTGTCAACTCAGCTACCCCATCAATTTCTCCAGCGTCAAATGCGGCAGCAAGGTCTGACTGCCATAGACAGGTATAGGCTAAACGGCCATCGGTGAGGGTTTGGCCGACAATGTTACCACGTTCCATGGACGCCGCATAAATGCTGGTCTTTTCAGCGTCATTCCAAAAAGCCCCAATGGTGCGTGTGTTGCCACTTCCATAGGACAACTCCTCACCGTATTGGGCATTGAGCGCAGGAAACAAGGTCGCCACGGCTTCGGGAGCTACGGCCATAGTGCGTTGGGTTAGTTCGTAGCTCATGGTAGTCCGAGGCCCGTGCCGAGGGTTGTTTTGTAGAGATCGTAAAGCTCTAAATTTTGAGATGCGTTTAGACTTGTCGAAATAACGTGTGCAAACGAAATTGTACCTAACCAAAAGAAAGCGTTAGTAGCGTAAGTTCCTATCAATAATGGATCAGAATTCATTACTACTGAACTCGTCATGGTTCCGACGGAAAGGCCCGAATTATATCCTGTAACGCTTGTCCCGCTTTTATTATAAACAGGAAATCTAAGCGAATTGATTGGCAATGAATATGTAATGCCAGTAATTTCATCTGCCATTTCTGATCCAGCCCCACCCTGCCCAATCCAGACAGGACGAGTTTGCAGCGCAATTTTGGTCCCTCCAGTTGAGGGTCTGCTAAGAGAAACTCCAAAGTTAAAATTTGAATAACCCGATTTTTCGGCAAATGCGACAGTGATGTAATCATCAGATCCGTCAAAAACCATCCCATCCGCCCCGCGTGTTGGGCCGTTGACCATTGTGCCATTGAACGTTCCCAGACCGCCCAGCGAAAACACGGTGTCGCCGCTTGCGGCATTCTGCGAAGACCTTAACGGCCAACAGACCATGGAATTCCAGAGACCAAGAGCCTTTACTCCAAGAACAAAGTCATTGATTGCCACAATGTCTGTGGCACCACTGGTTGCAACAAAGCTGCTTGCATTGGCGTCATAGGTCGAGGCTGATGCCGTGTTGCTATAGCCAGTAAAGAACCCACCACTAGATCCCCTGATGCGATACTGGTAGTTGCTGGCAATATTTAGTCCGGTGTTGGTTGCCGTGGTGGCCCCGATTGCCGTGGTTCCGATAACCTGAAAGGCCGCTCCATCCACAGACCTTTCTACAGAATAGGCAACAGATGCCCCATTGGTAACCCAGTCTAGCTTTATTGAAGATGAGGTTAGCGGGGTCAGCGTTAAACCGCTGGGGGCAGCGGGGGCACTGCGATTGAATATGATTGCCCCGTAGATGTCGCTCCATGCATAGCTCTTGGGGAGTTCTATGTATTCTTGTTCTGTGCGGGGTCCTCCGAGTTCTACCGCGATCTTGGCATAGAGGTAACGTTCTGGAAGTGTGCAGAAGTCATCGATGGACCCCGAACCCGACTGCTCAACAAGCCACTTGGAAAGTAGTTGTCGCCTTGGCAAATCTGCCGAGGACGCAAAAACAGCATCTAATACTGGAAGGGCCATAGTCTATGGAACCCTTACAGGTTAGGCCATGCCCATAATTCGTTCACCCATGCCAGCCATAGGGCCAGCAGCTTCCATCTCCTCGTCTTCCATTTCTGCGACAGCTTCGTCTTCGGTGTCTTCCATCGGGATCTCGACACCAGCAAGCATGGTGGGGACAAGGGAGGTTCCCTCAACGCGAAAAGTAACCAACTCTTCAAAAGTTTGGCCGTCTTCAACGTCTTCGGGGAGGGTGTAATTTTCGGGGATTGAGAGCTTCATAATGTAGTACTTTGTTTAAATTCTATAACACGCTTACAATACTATGGTTTCGGGATTTTGTCACGAACTAAAAAAAGAGGGGAGAGACTTTCGCCCCTCCCCCCTTAGTGAATTATACTATCCTAATCTCAGCTAAGATAGCCGTAGCCAGAGCCAGAAGGACAAGCGACCAGATCGGCGGCAAGGTTGCAGCGCAGGTGCAGGATGTAGTAGCCCCAAGTAGGGACAATCTGCTTCACCGCACAGGCCATCTTAGCCCTCCAGTAACCGCTGTTTTTGTCAGGGTTACAGTTCCGGTCATACTCGTTGATCCACTTGAAGTCGCCACGATAGTTCTGAGCATCATAGATCAGTTTGCCGACCTTGACGTTCGTGCTAGGGACGAGCCACTCCATGGCCTTCGGATGGAAGATAACCGTCGAGCTATACTTCGCATTCTTGTAGGCGGGGTTGATGATCGCCTTGACGCCACCCGTACCGGGACCTGTAGAGGCCGTGGTGCTATAGGGGGCAACTTCGACGAATCCACCGGACCCGTTGTCATTGAAGCGTTTCGGGAATGGACGGCTGTGGAACACGAATCCGCCGTATGCCTTTTTGGGCAACAGCGAGGAACCGTTGGCTCCCAGCAGATCATTCACGCGATCACTCCAGCGGATATCCTGACGGACATCTTCCTGAAGTTTGATCAGGTTCTCAATGGTGGCGCGTTCTGCGAATACGTTGAACACAGGGGCACCGTCATCGGTAACCGCATCGCCGTCATCTCCAGCATTCTCCTGATAGAGGTTGTCATGGATTTGACGAAGAACTCCCGGTGTCAAAACACTCGTAGGAGCGGGGGTTCCGGCGATAGTGGCGAGGCCCGTGGTACCATTGAAGGTAACGGTTCCGTTGGTATCAATTCCCGGTTCCACACTCAACTTGGTCGAATGCGCGAGATAATCGTCATCGTAGCGTTTGATCCACTCGACGTTGACGTTGTCGGCCAAGATCTTGATGTAGTTGTTAACATCGTCAATCGGGAAGGTCGCGGTGCGAACATCTTCCAAACAGATGAACTTGGACTCAACCGCCTGCTGACGGAGGCTGAAGGTCTTGGTGTCGAAGGCATAGCCAACGGTTTTGACAGGAGCCAAGCAGGCATTGTCTTGACCGGACTCACCAGTGACGCCGATATCTTCCCATCCGGTACCCGTAGCGATAGAACGCTGGGCGATGATGTTGGTGATCGTTTTGCCCATGTTGTCGGGGAATGCCGACTGGGAAACAAAACGGAGATAAGGATCTTTGTAGAGACCCAAACGATAGGTGCCGAGGGCTACGCGCCCTGACTCCCGCACGAAGTTATCATTGATAGCTTCGCAAGTAGTAGCAGTCTGTGCTGACATGATTGTTTATTTCTTTCTAATTAAGGTTGAGTTTATGTTTCGAGATTTTCCCGCAACAAAGTTTGTTTTTCCTCACGCCGCAGATGAGGAGTAGCAACGGCGATTCTAATTTAGAAAGCACTAAGCCAGCTAACAAGGCGTCTGCGACCAACCCAGACTAAAGTCTTGATTGGGAGACTACCCTAAAAACTAATTAATTGTCAATAGCTAAATTTAGCGTCTACCCATAATAGATGCGCCAAAGTTAGTTATACTCTTATCGCTAACATCCTCGTCATCGCTTGCCTCTTCTGAGGTGCTTCCCAATGAGGGGGTGGCTCCGACGAATGACTTAACCTGTGATTCTAGTTCGGCAATCTTTTTGTCTCGGGATTCGACCTGACTCTTTAGCTGGGTACTATAGTGGTTGATCGCGCTCTCAAGGAATGGAACCACCGCTGCCCGAGACAGAATGGCACTACGGTCTTCTACACTCAGTCGATCCAGATTGGTCTCTGCTGCAACCTTCTTGGCCCCACGAATCTGACCATTCCACTCATCGTTGCCGTCAATTTCCTGAAGGAAATTGTAGCGGTCTTCAAGGTTGGTCCAAGTTTTGGCCGTGAAAGCCTTTTGGAGTCGCAGATCATTCTCAATAAACTCCTGCTCCGATTGGGCCTTACGGGCATTTTCGGCCTCAGAAAGGGACTCCGCCTCACGCTGGAACCGCTCATGGTATTGGGCCAACTCATGGTACTTGTCGGCCATTTTGACAATGGACATCTGCTCCATCCGCTTGAAGTCTCCGGTTAAGTCTTCTAGGGAATCGGTGCGCTTGCGGACATCCGGCTCGGTAATGGCCTGCCACAGCTTGGAAAAGTCAGAGTCATTGGCCTCTGCGATTGACTTGAGGTCTCCCTGCAAGCTCATCACGGGCTTCTTGATGGTCTCAATGTATTCGGGGGAACGCTCAAAGTTGGCGGTCTTTAGCTCGCGGTTAAGCTCTGCCATGCGGGTCTTGTAGTTCTCAAGCTCTTCTTGGAGGGTCTTGACGGTCTCTCCCTCGTACTTGCCAACCTGCTCCTTGGTCGCTTCTAGTTCGGCCTTGATTCGGTCCCGCTCTTCACGGGCCTTTTTCATTTCGCCCTTGATCTCTTTCCAAGACTGAATTCCTTTTTCGGAGTCATCGCCTTCGGGCCTGTCCGCTACTGGTTTATCCTGAAAGTGGGGGTTGATTGGAAGGTCGCTATCTTTGCTGGAATCCTCTGATTTAGATTCGGCCTTCTCTGTCGAAGACTTCTTCGTGATCTCCTCTACTGCCTTGGAAGCTTCCTCCTTGGTTGCCTTGCTCTTCTTTTCGACCTTGGGCTCTGGGGACTTTTCTTTCGGGGTTTCGGGTGCTGCCTCTTTTACTTCAGAAGTTTCTGTGGGAGCAACCTCTGCCACTGGAACAGCTTCAGGGGCTGGGGTATTAAAGATTGTTCCAGCGAAGTCTGCGTCACCCGTAAGGGCACTGTTAAGGATTTCGGACATAGTATATAGTTATTTTATTATTGTTCTTTGTTTATGTAAGAGAAAGCTTCTGGGATGTCCACCTTGGGTCTTGTTTCAAACTTACCCTTACCAAGAGTTTCTATAAGGTCAACCACTTCTTGGCTTCCCTCATAGAATCCCGCGCTCTTGATAAATACCGGAGACAAATCAAACCCCTGTGCCACAGGACCAGCACTACGCCGTGGGCGTACCTTTTTTGCGATAAACTTGAGGCCCTTTACCATAGTCGGGTCTTCCCAAGTTTGTGCCCAAAAACGGGCATCTTGATCTGTCCAATTCATTAGAAATTCAACCTATAAGGTTATAACAACTAGTCAACAAGTAAAATTACAGTCCCATCGCCATAGGGGGTCGCCCTGCTGGCTTTGCTGTTTTCTCCAGAATAGAACTGCGAGTCTTTAGATCGTTGAGGGCCATTTGCTGACGGATCGTCTCCATCTTCTGTTGATGGGTCTCTTGGTTCATCATGCGTTTCTCCTGCATTTCTGCCAACTTGAGTTGAGCCTTTTGCATTTCCATTTCCATTTTGGGATCGATCTGCGGCTGTCCACCTTGTTGCGGGGCACCCATCGCGGCTTCCTGCATTTGGCTTTGTTCGGCCATCGCCCTGTTGATCACCTGTTGCTCAAGCTCGTCAACATAAGCCGTAAGGTTCTGAAGCTGGCGGCGGAGTTCGCGGATCTCCTGCTGCCTAAAGCTGTTGTTGGAGAACATGACCAGATGCTCAGTCACATGGTCTGAGGCGGGACGCAAGATTGCCATGGCCTGCTCGTCTGCCACTTGCTGCTGGCGATGGGCCTCAATGATTTCCGCAATCATTGGGATGTGGGCTTCGATATGCACCGCATGGTTCTGGCTATCGTGGACCAACTGCTGGATGCCCTGACGGAGGTTGCCGTTCTCAAGGTTGGCGATGTCGAAGTCAACGATCTTTCGGGGTTCGCCTTCGGGGACAAACATGTTGACCTTCTGGTAGCCGACTCCCGGTATGCCAGCAACCACTGCGCGAAGGACGTTCTCCTTGCCTTTCTCGTCCATCAAAGAATATAGCTCCATGAGTTGCTTGGAGGCCATCTCGGTCATTACCGGACTACCATCACCCATGGCCCTCATGGCGGTAACCTTGAGGAATTTACGCATGCGCTCAATGCTTACCCCTCGACGCGCACAGCGGCGGCGGAACTCAAGGGCCAAGGCCCCGCCCTTATCTGCTGCCGTCAGGTTGGGGTTAACCGCCCTACGGTACTGTTCGGTGAGCAGCTTGTTGTAAGGGGTGTAGAAAAGTTCCAGTGCTGCGGCGTTTAGGGTGGATTCTTGACGGGCTTGCTGAACCACTTCCGTAGCAGACCTTGCTTGGTTGTCTGGGGTGGTTTGCCGTGAGCGGTAGCTTCCAGTGTTGTTCTGGAGGGTTTGGCTCATCAAATTGTAAACCGGAAGACCTTGGGTCGCGATAGACGGAGGCTGAAGTTGGATCGGGGTCAGGCCACTTTGGATGAAGGTGTAGGGTCCGACCTCAATGTATTGGAAGTCTTGGATGGCTTCGGCGTCTCCCTGAAGCTGAATCAGGCCAGAGGTAACGGCAGCTTGGGCTGCTTGGCAAAGGATTCGATTACTGACCTGAATCGGGTTGTAGATCTTCTGCTTCAGGCCCCGAATCGTGTGGAAGGTTCCCTGTCCCACCCCGTAGGTAAAGATGACAAAGCACTGGTTGACGTTGTTGTACTTGCTATAACGCTCATAGAGAAAGTCTGAGCTATCCTTGGAGGCGATGAGTTGGGTGAACTTGCCGTCAAACTCGCGGTTGTAGCCGTAGATCAATTGAGCCCTGTGGTAGGCACTCTCTCCCTGATAGAGGTCGTTCTCCTTGATCTCGCGCTCAAAGTCTTCCCAGTGGTGGGTGTAGTTCTTCCATTGGTCGGACTTGGTGGAAGCCTTCCAGATAGCCTGCTTTACGCTGTTGATGTTCCATCCTAGCTTCTTGGATATTTCGGGATTTCGGATGTAGTTGTAAAGCTCGCTAACACTCATGTTGCGGGTGACCACAGCTACTTCAATGGCATTGTCGGATACCTTGGTATCACGGGCTACCTTAAAATCTTTGAGTCCGCAAGGCTCCCAGAACACACTCCGCTCATCAGGCCACATGGCAATCCCAACCCCATCTCCCACAAATTCCCGAGAGAGAAGCTGCATGTTGTAGGGGAAGTCACTCCACTCCTTGAGCATCCAGTCAAACTCCTCAGAGATGACTTCGGAGTCCTCACTGTACTCCCCCTCGTAAGAATCCAAGATGACGTTGGCCACACGGGGAACGCCGTTCTGAAGTTCGATGTAGGGAGCAAGAGCGGCCTCCATAATGGCACTGGCTTCTCCAAAGTTGCTATTGACCACATGGGTCAGTCCCTTGTTTTTTAGTTCTTCGGAATCGTAGGGGGCCTCCCCGTTGACTAGAGCTTGCGCCTTAGACCGCAACCAAGAAGCTTCCTCGTCTTGCTCAATGTACTTGTCGCTTATGGCAACCAAGTTGTCGGAAGATTTAATACGCTTTTTGGGCGCACCCCCTTTTTCTGGTAGGTTCTCTAGTTCTGCGTTGCCTTCGTTTGAGTACATATTTCGGGATTATTGTGGCAGGGTTACGATTACGTCGATTCTTTTAACCGGATTCTCGTAAACATCTATGATTTCTGTAGCAGCCATATTATCGAACAATCTCTTGATAAATCTTTGCATTGCCTTTAGCAAATCCAATCACATCTGACCCTACATAAAGTTCAATCTCATAGACCCCGTCTCCAGCAGTAAGGTTGGATGTTTGTGTCGGGGTTGCATCGATATCAATGGTTCCGGCAACTCCCCCCAGCGTGATCCCTCCGTTTTCTGTGGTAAGGTTAAGTAGGTAGGCCGAATCTTCGGCGCACTCCCTGACAACCATTCTTGCGGTATATCCGGTAAGGTTTACGGCAACTGGCTTGCGTCCAGCACTGCACAAGCTCAAATAACGAAACTTGGCCTCCCAAGTTTTGCCTTGGACAATTTCAATGTCCCTCTGCAATTTCCAGATGTTGGTCATTTAAACAGGGGAATGCGGAAATTGTTGGTCACTCCGTTTGTTACTACATTAACCTCCATCCAGTGGATAGCCGTATTGAAGTTAACTGTGTTTACGTTTGCAGAATTTGTCGGGGCTGAGTTAGTATTAAAGATGGCTGCTTGAAAATTGATATTGTTTGTATTAGTCAATGCAGCAAGTGGGATGCCAAGGTTTGTTCTGCTTGCCGCTGCATTGGTCGCTGCATTGGTTCCAGAGAAGTAAATGGGCTCAATAAACGATTGGTTGTTATTGAACTGCCACACATTGTTGTAGTAGACAAACTCCACCGCCTCTTCAAATTGATTCAGTGTGACAAGATTAGTTGCCGCTCCAGCCGTCCTTACCGCCGTAACGCTGGATGTCGGACCTTGGTGGACAACTAGTGCGATATCTCCATTGAATGAGTTGTTGGTGGGGAGGCCGATAGTGTTAGTAACTCCCGTGGTGGAGATGGCCAAGCTATGGATGTGGAGGTTTCGGGCTGCGGTGATGTTGGTCGTTTGATTGGTTGTAGGTTGGGACTCAACGAACCTCGTCACAATCGGAGCCACTTGCCAGAAGTTGGTCGGGCTTACCACCTCTCCGTTGGTGTTGTATAGAACAGGGTTTGTTCCGCTACCATAGAGGGATGTGTTGAATCCCGCTGGGTTGGTGTTGGTCAACGCAGACCAGCCGAGGCTGAGATTGGTGCGGGTGGTGGCAGCATTGGTGGTGTTGTTAAAAGTCAGAGGTTCGTAAAAAGTAATTCTGTCTGAATTAAAAAGAGCAACCTCAACGGTTGTTCCACTCATTGTCCCAATATTGATACCAAAGGTTGTTGTGCCTTCGGCGTCTGATCCATAAAGACCAATGAGTCCATTGCTGGAAGGATACATGCTTTGCCACTGGATGCCGTTAAGAGTGGTCGAAGAAAAGCCAGTACTCTGCTTGGCGGAAACGGTATCAAAAGAAACCTTGTTGGTCGTGCCTAGGCCGATAGCTGTGCGGAAATCCGTGGTGTTGGTATTGGTCAATGCAGACAAGCCGAGACCGAGGTTTGTGCGGGTGATAGCGGCGTTGGTAGTGGTGTTGAATGAAATAGCCTTAGAAAACTCCATTGTATCTACGTTGAATCTGACAAAGGTCCCCCACAGAACATCTCCATCCTCCTCTAATTTGAGATCGGGACCAATTTCAACATTCTCAAAATTTACAAAGCTGGCATCAAGGTTGCCAAATGCCACACTATTTGTGGTGCCGAGTCCAAGATTGGTTCTGGCTCCCCCAGCCGTAGTGGCCCCGCTTCCACCATTACTGATGGCGATTGTTCCGGTGACATTAGAGGCCAAACCAACAGTTCCTGTAATATTGGCTGCTGTGAGGTTTGTTAGTGTGCTACCATTGCTGGACGCAAGATTAGTCAACACAGAAGACGAAGGCTGAAATGCTGTTGCGGGATTTGTCGCTGCGGTACCTAGACCAAGACCAGAACGGGCATTGGTAACATCCGCGCTCCAGAAGTTTGTCGGACTCTGCACCACCCCACTTGTATTGACAATGACGCTGCGGGTTTGAGCCAGCCCCGAAACAGCAAGGGCAAGAAAGACAATGGTTGTTAGAATAGATTTCATCATTACATTCGTTGTTTCCAAACCTTAGCATTAGTAGATATGTTGAAATCGTTTGGACGGATTACAAACGGCAGGTTTTCTGCGTCTGTTCCACTTACCAGTTGATAAGTTGCTGGAGTGGCGAGGGTTGGCAGGAATACGCATATCCCGACTGGATAAACATCAGTAACTGTATCCAAGGCTGCCAGCGAGTTAGAGGCCCCAGTTGTAGAAGTGATGGTTGTATCCACCCTGAATACATTGGAATTCGGGGTTGTTGCTGGAGTTGTGCCTACTCCGATAACTGTGGAAGCTGGGGTTGGAATGCAAATTCTGCTCATTTTGTAACCTCTGGTACGATAATAACATTGCCCTGAAGTATGCGGCTAACCGTATACCCAGATGTCATTTCAAGATCATAAACCGCTTTTACCTCTTCGCAAACACTTAATTCTGCCGAGTTGGCCGCGCTGATGAAAAGATTGATGGCACCTGTGGTCATGTTTCCACTCGTTCCAAGCGAGATACGAGAGTTGTCTGTGGACAATTCTATAATGACGGCCTTAGACTTGGCAGAAGAACGGACTTGAAGTTTTGCGCTGTAACCCGTAAGGTTAACAGGAGCAGGAGGATTACCAACTTCCCAGATTAGTGTCTGGCTAAAGGTGGCTCCTTGGAATAGGCAGATATCGGCCTCTGCAATGGGGATAACGGGAGATGACGCCATTTTGCCCGACATTCTCTACCAATTACCTCTTAAGGTCAAGCGTTGTTTAAGTTCTTTGAAGCTCTCTTTGTTTTTACGTTTCTTTTCTTCTATTGCCTCCGATCCCGCCATGGCACCGAAAACTTTGCGAGCCACAAAGAGTCCAACAGAGAAAGAGTCAAACAAGTCAGGGGACTTGCCTATACGCTTCTTCATGTCTGTCTTGCTCTCGATTATAATCTTCCGAGTCCTTCTCACATACTTTCGCTGAGTCATTTCCCATGCCAAATCCGGTGTTACTCCTTTGAGTTGCTCGCATTCTAAGAAGTAGCGGGAGACAAAGCACAACTCGCTAGACATGTTGTGGAACAATTCCTTGCCAACCTGCGGCTTTCCGGTGGCCTCGTTTCTTAATGCGTACTGGGCACTGACCGGAAGGTCTGAGGCTGCTCCTGCAAAACTCACTGCATGCCAACCCCTTAGAAGCTCCCTCTCTCCGATTGACCAGAAGATACCGCCTGCCGAAGCGTCCACCCCCATCCATTGGTTGGGTATTCCCAGTTTGATGGATAGATCGTGGATTTGCTGGATCATCTCATACTGGAAGTCCTCTTGAGACCCCGCCCTCCGGTTGAGGACATACTGCTTCTCTAGGGCTATGGCCCACTTGCCCGAGATTAGCTTGCCCCATTTCATGTGGGTGAAGACAAAGCGGTCTCCTCCTTCTGTATAGCTAGGATCGATTCCGGCAATATCTTTCGGGGTTCCATCCCAGATTGGTTTATCCAAAGCCCCGTGACGGGCTAAGAGGATGTCCGAAACAACTGTACAATCATCGGCGTCTGCTGGTGGCCAAAAGCCCCGAAACTTACGCCAGTACTGGGGATTGAGTTCCCCGAGTTCCTTTCTGGCTACAGCAACGTCATTGGGTTTGGGAAGGAATGGATAGCGAAGACCCTTACCCTTATCAAACGACTGTTGGTTGGGGTTGTCTTTTTCGGAGTCAAAGCGCAAGGCTAGTCCCTCAATACCTGCTACTTTGATTTTCCAGTTCGGGGTTTCCTCGTCCACGCTCATCCACCCCTTGATGGGTTCGCAGAATTTCCCGTGGGGATCAAAGATGGAGGATGGGTTGCCAGCACCAACAACGTGAAGCTCTTGCGCTCCCTTAAATCCCCAAAGAGCCTCGTTGATTACGGAAGACGAGCAGTCTTGTAACTCATCTATAATCAACACAATACGACGATTCTTCTTACCCTGAAGGCGTTTCTGAGCATCATCCTTGTACTCATCGCCAGCCGCAAGCAGCATGATTGAGGAAGCGTCACTAACGCCAATATTGGGATCGATGGCCTTACCCTCCTCATCTGAAAGCTTGATGATATCCATGGATTCAATGAGCCTTCCAGCCGCCACTCCAACAGCATGAGCCTCTCGGTACATCTTTACCAGTGCCGCCCAAATTCGTTGCTTTGCGTCGATCTTGCTGGTCGAAACCACAATAACCATCGTGTTGAGCGGGTCGACAAACCAGTTCACCAGTGCTAATGCGGCCATATCGTAAGACTTACCAGAGTCTGTGCCGCCAGCTAGACCAGTAACGCTTCGGACAAATTTGTTGCCTGTCTGAGTGTCCTCTTCGATGTTTACCTTGCAGAACGCCTGTGCCCGTAACTCAGCCCACTTGTGCCATGCATAAGTTGGCCAAATAGTAGACACTATATTCCGGTAGTGGGTCGCCTTGCCAAGCCCACCTTCTTCTTGGGTTAGTCCCAAAAGAAAGGCGTCCATTTCGATACGGAGAGGTGTAACAACAGCCCCGTTGCGAGGGGTCCATAGCCTTCCATATTTTTCTATCGCGCCGTCAGGTATTGCCATTTACGATATTTCACTCTACATTATAACCCATGGCAGCGCAACGAGATTGGTCAACTCCAGAAAATAGAATTAAAAAACAAAACGCCTTTAGGCTCTATGCCGCTGGACGAAAGATGGCGGATGTGATGGCAGCATTGGGTGTAACCTCTCCTCCTGTGGTTAAGAGATTTATCCACAGCGAGAAGTGGGACAAGCACAAGGAACTTTGGAACGCCGCCCCAAATGAAGAGCTTCACTATCCTTGGGAGGTTGAACATGTCACCACCCTATCACTTCCCCCTGAGAAAATGGAAACGATGGAGAAAAATAAACGTCTTCAGTGCATCAAGGCATTTGCCATGTACTGCTCTGGGAGATCAGTTAGCGATGTTGCTTTGGAGGTCGGGGTTAGCCACTCAACTATTGACCTTTGGAAGGATGCCCAGCGTTGGGACGCCTGTCGGGCAAGGTTGGTCAACGAGTCGGCCCCAGCCCCTTGGGAAGATAGCGGGGTTCCCACACTAATCTCGGATATCACGGCATCGCTTGAGGCCATGAAGAAGTCGATCAAGTTCCTTACTGGCAAGGTGCTAATCAAGGCCGCAGACGCAGCCCAAGATCTTGACGGCATGGAGGCTCTCGGCATGATGAGGAACATCAAGCAATTGGCTGAAGCTGCCTCAATTAACTTCTCAGATGGAAGCAACCAACAAAACGCCATTCAGATCAACATTGCCTCCAAGTTGGAATCCATTAAAATTCCGAACAACACAACCTTTGAAGCGGAACTAGTAGTCAATGAGTGAGGAACCTAAATTTTGTTACTCACGAAAAACAGACGGCCCTTGGGGTGGATGGTGGGTGACTTGGGAGAACCAACGGGTTGATGGCGGTGATTGGTCTGATATGGTTGATAACTGCAACAAATTGACAGTTAGCCTCGGGAAAGTTCCTCCACCTGATCTTTCACGGCAAATCGAACACGCCCTTTGTTCAAGGATGGCGGGTAACCCCAATTGTGTCCCTTGCTCCAAAGCAAAACAAACCCTTGGATTCGGGGCTATTGTTCGTTGGGTCAGGGCAATGTATCAGTTTGCCAAGGACAACAAGTTTGAACTAGTGCCCCAAGAGGAAGCGGAGCGCAGGGCGGAGATCTGCGCGAAATGCCCTATGCAAATTCCCACCTCCGGTTGCTGGGGATGCAAGGGTATTGCGGGGCTTCTCCCCCAAATTGCTGGCGCGAAAACTACCAGCTTTGATCTTCAACTGAGCGCCTGTGGAGTTTGCGGGTGCTACAATGCCGTGAGCGTTCATCTTCCCCTGAGTGTGCAGCAAGACGCTAGTCTTGATTTCCCCAGCCATTGTTGGAAGCAATCTCAAATCGGGTAACGGCCTTGTTAAAACTCATTGGGGCAATACCCGTGGGACCCTCGCGGTGCTTGGCCACGATAAATTCCACGGTTGGGATTTGGGTATGGCTCTTGGCGTCCTCTTCATCGCAGTGAAGAATCATCACCATGTCGGCGTCCTGCTCAATAGCTCCAGATCCCTTGAGGTCTGAAAGGCTTGGCCTTCCCCCTCTTTTTTCGGGGTCGCGGTTGAGTTGAGCGAGAACCAAAACTGGCACCTTCAGAGTCTTGGCTAGTTCCTTGATACCACCACTGATCTCCTCGACCTCATTGACTCGGTTATCTTTGGCCCTTTTACTGTCTCCCTTGAGAAGCTGGAGGTAGTCAATGATGATCAAGTCAATCGGCTCTTTCTGGTGGGCTCTACGGGCAATGGACTTGATGTATCCCATAGACTTACCAGAGGTGTCATCGCACAAGATGTTGGAATCCCGAACCTCCTCGTAAGCCTTGCCTAGTGATTGTTTCTGGTACGGAGTAATAGACTGAGCAAGGATATCGGCAGCGCGGACTCTTGCTCGACTACGAATCATTCTCTCCATTAGGGCAACGCTGGTCATCTCAAGCGAGAACATCAGCACCCTTTTCTTTAAGTCCAAGGCCACATGTTCGGCAATCTGCATGGCCGCACTGGTCTTGCCAACTGCTGGTCTTGCGGCGAGAACCACCATGTCTCCACCGCGCATACCAAACATGAGAAGATCATCCACCGGAACCAGACCTGTGCGGATGCCGATCTTGGGCTCCCCCCTCATGGTGGACTCAATGTTGTCTAAGGCCCTCTCCACAACTCCCTTGATCGATAGCTGGTCCGTATTGTCTATCATATAATCCGCCTTCATTACACTGGTCTCTGACCAGTTCTTGAGTTCCTCAAGCTTTAGATCCCGATCCCGCGCCTTGCATATCATGTCGGAGGCTAGGTATTCCAAACTCCTACGGTAGCGAGCCTCTTCCAACTTGGGATAGTAACGCTTCCAGTTGTGGGCGTTGGGACAGAAGGAGGCAATCTCCGTCAACACATCATCCCCGCCAACTTCTTCTAGCTGCTTGTTGCCCTCAAGCTCGTTCTTGATATTGATGTAGTCCGCATGGATGCCGCGACCAATGGTCCTTAAAACAGAGTTGAAGATGATCTTGTGTTCATGGACAAAGAAGTGGTCTTCCCTGATCGTTGAAATGATTTCCTTTTGGTCTTCTACTGCCCCGTGGAAGAGACAGGATAGGATGGCGGTTTCTGCTGACTGTTCGTAGATTACTTGTTCTGCTTGCATTGTGGTTTCTTTTTCTTTCGGGATTTCTTTGGCTTGCCCAAGGTTTTACCTAGTGATCTCAGGCTGGCCAAAAACTTTTCCGATTCGGTTTTGTTTTCGCTGGCCACAAAGGTGACCTTCGATTGTAGGGGTTGGACAACGATTTCTTCCGGTTGTTCAATCTCCACATAAACAGGAGGGACATATTTATCGTAGATCATCCGGTGAAGAGACCCGTCCTTGCAACCGTGGACCACAACGGCCTTGGGGCTTACGGTGCGGTCTGGGCAGGTAACATTCTGAACATCTTGAGCTTCAGCGTTTTCGGCAAAAAAGACAATGGACTCTCCCCTGAGTTGGTAGTTGCAACTCTTCCAGTAGGCTCTGATCAGCGGCGTGTCTCGTCCATACTGAAGGAATTCCCAGCGGCAACGCACATCCCAAGGCTCGGGAGCAATGGCCTTGTCCTTGAAGTAGATGTTGTAGTTGTAAAGATTGGCCGCAATCCTGCACCCATTGAGAAATTTTGACGGATAAACAGCACTCCCGACAATGAGTTGATACATAATCTTACCACTCGGAGCCACCCCGCCCTCAATAAAGCATCCCATGATCTTGCCCGTATTCTTGTTGAACTCTTCTTCCAGCCTGTCAACCCAGCCTTCAACCATCGGGACACAATCCGGCTCCCAAAAGTACCAAGGGTCTTCGTATTGGTAGCAATGGGAGGATGCATCCGCAAACATTTGATTGGGACCAAGGGGCCATCCATTGAATCCGTCTTGAGCGATAATCTTACCAACCTCTGGGAATACCTTCTTTAGCTCTTCCGTAATTTGCGGAAGTAGCGGGGTTCCCTCAGTGCAGCATACTGTGGCCTTGTGGCGGATGTTTACACCCTGCTCCACAATAGCCTTGGCACTTTCCAAGGCCAACTCACAGTCTCCACTATGGTAGGCAAAGACGATGTTCATCTAAACCTCCTGCAAATCAAAGTTAAGGGGCCAAGATGGGTGGTGGGGGTCTTCGGCTCTTACCCTTACGTTGATGCGCCCCTGACCGATCAACTTGTTGGCCTCCAAGGTTGCGTCTTCTTTGGTCATGGAACCCTTGTGGAATTCCACAACAGCATCTCCGTAGCATACTAGGAACGTCATATTATTTATTTCTTTCTTTTTTTGGTTTCCGCTTGTGCGGCGTATTTGGTAAAAAATTCAGCGCAGTCTCTGGCCATATCGACTTCGGCCACAGGGTCGAAGAAATAGCCGCCACGCTCAAGGTGGATCGCTTCCATTGGGAGGGGGGAACCTCTGCGGAATCGTGGGCCAACCACGAATGGGGTGACGGAGTCTTCATTGATTACAGTAAGGACTACTTTGAATTTGGGCATTGGGGATACTCCATCCAATACTCAATCATGGGCTCAAGTATGTGAGCGGTCCTGCTCCACCCATGGTTTGGATAAAAATAGGCAGCATCCCGATAGGGAGGGTTTGCGCTGGGAGAGCAGATGAGGTAAATTCCCTCACGCTCTGGTTTCTCTTCTTTGTAGTTCTTCCACATAGATACATAGACAGCAAATGCCGGATTTCGTTCAATGAAAAAATCACCTTTAAAACGCCGAACCCCACTTAAAAGTAAAAGCAGGTTGCGGAATGCATCCACCAAACGCCAACGTGAGTACAAGGAGTATACACAGGTTCGCAATGCCTACCTCGCTCTCCACCCGATATGCCAGAGATGCAAGGAGTCCAAGGCGACAGACATCCATCACAAAGCCGGAAGGGTCGGTAAGTGGCTGTGCCTTACGGAGTACTTTGCCGCGCTTTGTCGATCCTGCCACAATGCCGTCCATGAGAACGGAATTGAGGCCCGTAAGCAAGGGTGGATTATTGATACATTTCATGCTCTTCAAGATCCCGATAAAGTTTCTCCCCAAGGTCAGGCTCATAGTCCTGAACAAGAGGATTCCAAATCTTCTCTTTAGGCGCGGTTAGGTTGCGGTAGTTGTCCACCGCATTGACCCAGCTAAACTCCAAGGGCTGATTCCACTCCCTTGCTTCGGGAAAATTCCAAGGATAGGGCCTTGGATAGGAAACACAACCACTTGTAACAAGTAGTGCGATTCTTATCCACGCTCTTTGAATTCGTAGAACCATAGCTCTTCGTCGCTTTCACTAACCCAGCGGCTTCCTGTATCCTCGCAACTAAACTCCTGACTGAATACCTTCCAGTCGGGCTTTGCCGGAAAGGACTTGGCGATAAACGATCCGCCGTCCAGCCAAAGGACTCGGTTGTTGGGTTGGATAAAGAACTGCCCATCTCCCTTAAATACATGGCCGCACTTGTGACCAGCAGCCAGTTCCCCGTAGCCCGATTGATACTGTGGTCCAAGGCACCAGTCCAAGGTAAACATGTATTGGGCTTTGTGCAGGGTGCGGTCTTTAAGCATGATATTCGCCGCACGATTCTTGCAGTAGTCGATAATTCCCGAAGAGCAGTAGTAGCTCATGGTATCCCAAAGCTGTATCCAGTCCAAGGGATAGCTCGTTCCTCCGGTTTCATCTGTATGCAGGTAATGGATTGGAACTCTTGCGTGTTGGCTGCCGTATTCGGTCATCACGCTGAATAGTCCACAGCGTTGCGGGATGGAGGTGTAGTTGAATACCTCAACCACAATCCTTTCGTTGTCTACGTTGGCTTCAGTATCGTACAAAAATCCCGTATCCAAAAAGGCAAAGAAGACGGGGATGTTGACGTTGAGATAGTTACTCATTGGCAATCTTTCGTAGTAGTTCGGTCTGCTTGCGAAGCTCATAGGTCTGCCTACGCATCTCTCCTTCTTGTCTCATGGCGTCGATAGAGGCACTCATCTCCGCAGAGATTCGATCATAGTTCGCCATGCGCTCACGATGGTCTTGGTCTCGGTCAATTGTTTGGCCTTGGAATGTCTGGATGCGTCCACTGTCCAAGTCCACAATGGTTCCGTTGAACTGCTGGCCATAGCTTACGCTGGCCCCGATTACTGCTAGTAGTATGTATTTCATAAAAAGATTTAGGAGCGGGGTGGCGCACCAACGACAATTCCCCCGAATCGTTGCTGGTTCCGCATTTGCATGACGGGTCGCCCCGCTCCCAAAAGAGGTGGTAGGACTCAGGTCGCTGCGTCTAGATATCTCCAGCCGCCCCTCAATGATCCCACCATTAGTCATGGTTTAATAGACACCATGGATGCGGGTTTGTTCAATCTTTTTTTATGGGTTTATGGCGATTGTGTTACTAGGCGGGGCTGGGGCCAGTCGCCCCGCCGTTATCAGCGGCTCTATTGGCTTGAACCCCGAAACGCCGCTCCATTGGATTAATAATTCCTATGGGCTAGATCCTGCCGAATGACTACACCTCGCCCCCGCAGGGGCAAAGGCATAGTCAAATTTGGATTCTCATTCCTCTTGGGTGAGTCCTCCGCTTTATTCCACAGACTGCGATCTAGGCTCCGAAGCCGCTCTTAGACCTTCAAACAACCGCAATCAACCTCCGAGGGTATTATCCCTCGCGCTTACCAGAGTTCCTCTGGATTCCCATGCCGCAATGTGTTCAGGCGATGGGACGGATGGCTGGCTGCGAGTGCGGCGGTTTTACCCTTGCATACCTCGTCACAGGTTCTAGTGGCGTATGTCTCGTCCACTTTACGACTGTCCTTCCAGACAATCGCAGGCTACGATACGTTCAAAATTAAGTCAAGAAAAGAAAGAGGGTGCGGCTCCGAAGCGAAGTCTGGAAGACAGCCGCAACAAAATGGAACCGCACCCAGATACAAGGATCGTCACAGAGTAACGCCAGTGTTGCAGAGTGTCAACAAGAGAGTAAAATTATTTAGTGGATAAAGAATCTTACAGAGCCTACTTGAAAACTCCTTATTGGAAGGACGTAAGCCGACTAGTCAAGAAACGCTACGGCTGGAGGTGCGGGGTGTGTAATAGCCCCCTAGAACTCCAAGCCCACCACCGCACCTACGAGCATAAGGGGGACGAGCTAAACCACCTTGATGACCTGATCTGCCTGTGCAAGGTCTGCCACAAACTTTTCCACAGGGAGCAGAAAAAGAAAGCGCGACCCCCAAGGAGACCGCGCCAAAAGAAGGGTTGACGAAGATTGAACGCGAGTTAGGTTTGTTGGTCAATACACATCCTATGATTGATACAACTATCCTGCCATCCGAAGTTCAACAAAATCCCGAAATCACCATTGGTGAACTAGCCGACAAGCACAATGCCAACTATCCTGCCATGGCGGCAGCATTGCGAAAGAGCGGGATTCGGGCCAAACGGAAAAAAACCACCAAGAGGCGTTTGTCCAATGGGAGCAGATCCTTTAAGATTCTTGGCTACCTCATGGCCAATCCCGAAATAAACCTCACCGTTATTGCCGAGCAATTCAATTGCACTAGGGAGTATGTGAGCCAGATCGACGCCACTGCCCGTGAAGAAGGGATCATTAAATGAGTACCATGACTGTAGGTTGCATACAAACGACTGTAAATCCCCCACTTACCAGCGGGATTTATGAAGCCCTGCTGGAGAAGGCGGAACGTGAACTCGATGAAGCGCGAAAGGAAAAAGAAAAGTGGGGCTTATATGCCGAGAGAGTAGAACGGGAGCGCGACCACTACAAGGAGTCCATTGAAGAGATCTCAGTTACCATCCAAGACTGGTTGGACTCCATTGTGCAGGAACCCAGCCTAGACTTTATCCGCGCCATTAAGGCTTGGGCGGATAAGAAGTTGAACAATGGATAGCCAATGGGAACAGCTATTCCGGCAGGATATGTGGAGGTAAGAAAAGGAGTCTATGAAAGAATTGACGTTATCCAAAGAGCCTTTCTTGATCGTAAGAGTCCCGTCCGTAACCCCAAGCCTAAACGCCCTGTTCTCAATGAACCACTGGCAAAGGGCAACGGCAAAAAAGAAGATACAGGCCGCATTCATATCCGCCTTACGGCAAGAAGAAAACGACTTATTGACCCCGACAATCTCATTTTCAAATACCACATTGACTGCCTCCGCTATGCTGGAGCGATTCCAGATGACCGTGAAGGCGATGTCACAATCGAAACTCACCAAGAAAAAACTCGCGGGCAAGAAGAGACGCTGATAGAGTTGTTCCGCCATGGAACAATGGGAATTTGATGCTGATCTTAAAATAAAATACGATGATACGGGATTCTTGATGAGTTTCCCCGAAGACACCGTTGGCTATCAAGACAACCCCATCCGCAGATTGTTTGAACAGATTAAAGAAATTGATGTCGAAGATGGTGAGGAGTAGCCTCACACAATGGATCAAGCCACCATCAATTTTCTCGGGAGAGCCATTCTGCGCTACCGTCAGTTTAAGCTGACCTTTGTTCCGCAGAAGTATTTGATTACGGGCAAGGCCACCTCTGTAGGATGGGCCAATGATTGCGAACTACGGATTGCCACCAAACGCCCTCCCTCTACTTGGGTGGATGTGTTTGTCCATGAGACATGCCACCTCGACCAACAATTGCAGAGACCCACTTGGCACGAACACAAGGAGGAGGCCCTTAGAAAGCTCGACCATTGGTTAGAGGGCAAGCGGGTAGACCATATCGAAAACCACATCCGCAGCGTCATTGAACTGGAGTGGGATTGTGAACGAAGGAGCGTGAGGAAAATTGCTCGCAACAAGTTGCCAGTAAACCTGAAGACCTACGCCCAAATGGCCAATGCCTATATACTAGGATACCACTGGACCCTAAAGAATCGCAAGTGGTGTAAGAAGACCTATGAAACAACCTACATCTGGACAAGGATGCCCGAAAAAATCATCCCCCTTAAAACAGCACTGTTCCCCCCAGACAAACTTATCAAGCTATTCTATGAGTAATACCACCTGTTCTTCATGCATGGAACTTGCCGCCATCCACGAATGCCTTAAAGATTACGCTATTTATGATGGGGAACCCCCGCTTTTGTCCCTGTCGATGCTTATATCCGAAGTAAAGATGTGGAGGTCAAAGGACGAGTACGATAAGAAGTTGAAGGTTGTCATGGGTAACGCTATTCTTAAACAAATAAACGGAGACGATGAAGATGATGGAAATGAAGTGGCAGGCCAGATTTTTGGCCTTAACTAAAGAAATTGCAAGCTGGAGTAAGGATCTCGGGACCAAGGTCGGTGCTGTTATTGTCCGACCAGACCGCACCATTTGCTCTGTGGGATTCAACGGGTTCCCCCGTGGGATAGAGGACAACCCCTATGCTATCGCAAATCGCGATACCAAGCTGCTTCGCACCATCCACGCCGAACTCAACGCCATACTCTCGGCCAAGGAGCCACTCAATGGATATTCGATCTTTGTCTGGCCCTTCCAGCCATGTAGCCAGTGTGCGGCGGCTATTATCCAGAGCGGGATCAAGGATGTCTACTGTCCCTTTCTTTGCCACTCATCCAATGACCGCTGGAGCGAGTCGTTTAAGGCTGCGCTGCAAATGCTTGATGAGGCGGATGTTAGAGTTATTTACTCTTGACATTGAACGAATCGGTGGGTTACTTGTCTATATTAACCATGAGCAGCAATGGAATGACCAAGGTCCTTGAGGGTATCTCAAATTGGAAGGAGTACTCCCGCTTTGAGAACCAAGAAGAAGGATACATCACCCAAGAAAGGGTTGGTGAGGGTTTGACTTTCTTTCTTTGGAGGGTTGACAAGGAACCTGTGCCGCTTGACTTTACCTACATCGATGGAACAACCTTTGTCCGGTTCCGGTCCATCCACTAATTTTATGAGCGAACAAGAACAACCTAACGAAACAAAAGTTAACGAAGCGATGACGGAACGGGTAAACAAAGCCCTTGAAGCATCTGACTACACCTTTCTCATGGGCTCCAGCGACCATGTAGTAATGATTAGCGCGGGAGAAGAAAACAACAAGGTTGACATCTTGATGACCCTTGAGTCCATGGAAGAGGCTGTGGCCACACTTCGCTCCCAAGCAGACGAAGAGAAACCCCAATGAAGCCCTTTGTTTACGATGCAAGGGTTGGCGAGGTTGGGCAAGTCGCCTTCTACAAAGACCTTAAAACATCCACCTACTGTTTCTACTTCTACAATGGGAAAGAATACACCCCTCTCTACTTGTCTGAAGAAGCAGCTTACTATGTGTGGATGTTTATCGGGTACGAGCATCCAGAAGCCACTACCACCCCAAGGGTAGCCATGGCGTTGGGTGCTTTAAAAAAGAATTTTGCTTCGGCTAAGAAGGCTGGTCGAAGTAAACAAACCAAGCGGCCTTCATTAACAAAAAAGAAAGCGAAAAGTAAATGAGCATCAACGAAAAGAAAGACAACAGCGGAGCGGCGTTTGTCCGCGAATCAGACAACCCCAAGGCCCCGAAGTACAGTGGTCCCGCCACTATCGGGGGTAAGGACTACGAAGTCTCAATCTGGCAGCAGACTAGCCAGAAGGGGGTTAAGTATCTTAGCCTGAAGTTCGGGGCACCCTATGTCCCGAAGGAAAAGAAACAAGAGGTCAACGAAGACCCCGAATGGTAAAATAAGTTGGGCTTCATCGGCATAGCCATTTGTACGGTTTGCTATATTGCAACCTCAGTTGATTTTTACATCAAGGGGAATATCCCCATGGCTATCGCCTTTGGAGGCTACTCAATAGCTAACATCGGATTTTTAATAATCGCAAGACAATGAAACTTTGCACCTACGTTATGGCTGTTGGATTCTCCCTAATCATTTGGACATTAGTCACCATCGGTATGGTGGTTATGCTACAGAAGTGGTAGACAATCTTACGGCCTGCATATTCTGGCTAATCATTCTGGTGGTTTCTCTGAAGTTCCTTAAAGACATATTTGGACCACGATGAAGAATAAGCTAGAGAACTGGATAGCCAACCGCCATGAAGACGAGCTTGCTGTAATGAACCTGCTCCAAGAATGGGGAGTCGTTAGCGACACCATCCTCTGGGCCAAGGACTGCGGCAACGACACCAAGGCCATGGTATGGATGGCTTGCAACACACACCTACTGCCTAAATGATTATTGTAGAAACATTTCTTAATTTGGTGGGCTACGGAGTAGTGGCTAACATTGGCTTTGCCTTTGTCTTTTGTTTCTCTCGCTTTAGGAAGCTCAATCGTTCACTCAAATAAAGTTTGAACGAAAGCGCGAACTAAGGGTCTATACTTCTATGAGCCTAGACATCGCCACTCCCAAGGGGCAGGTAAGCTTGCAAGACGAACAAATAGTGGCGCGTTGGTTCAATCGTAAAGAGGACCACTTCTACCTCCAAACCCCGAAAGATAGTCCCGCCAAGGTGGATGCTATTCTCACAAGGGGAGAGGAGATCATTGGTCTTGCCGAAACCAAGTGTCGTTACAACATAACCCTCCAAGACTTCCGCCACAAGTTCCACAACGAGTGGTTGGTTACTTGGGAGAAGTTGGAGTCGGGGTTGAAAATGGCAGAGCAACTCTGCGTTCCTCTCTATGGATTCCTGTATCTGGTAGATGATGATGTATTGTTAATAGCAAACCTAAGTAAGGCGGAGATACGCCGAGAGTTCACCGAAACCCAGAAGACGATCAATGGGGGAAAGATTGTCAGGGAGAATGGATTCATCCCCATGAAGGGGGCACTAGTAAAGCACACCATCAGTAAATAAATTTTATGGCAGGCAAAGGAAGCAAACCAAGGAAAGTAAATGGCCCGAAGTATCGAGACAACTTTGACAACATCAAATGGGGCAAAGGCCCGAAACCACACAATGAAAACAATAAAAAGACCCAAGCTTGAAAACTTAGATAACTACAAATGCGATAAACATTGCGACAGGCTTGAATATCCCTGCTCCCATTCTAAGGGCCGAGCAAAAGCTTACCGTAATAACGTTGCTGTAAATCAAGCAACCGAGCTAAAAGCCATAGATCAAATAGAAGAGACGAGTTATGGTGTTTGGCTGGTGTGCAATAAGTGGTATTTTCACCCAAACTCTAAACTTGCAAGACCAAAAGGACAACGCTCACGATATCAGAAATTCAAGAACTTCACCACATTCTGGAAGTTTATCCACGATAAGGGCAAAAATCCCCAATGGAAGATTAACAGGGAATTTAATCTGACCGAAGAAGATAAGCCAATTAATCGCAAAAAGCTGTTAACAGATGAAGATGTAATGCCATTTGGTAAATACAGAGGAAAACAACTTAAACACGTTCCATACAGTTATTTTATGTTTTTGTGGAAAATGTTTGGCTTTTCCAATTTCAAAAAATATCGTGGGAAGGCTGGATATGTGGCAGAATACATAGAACGCCTTATAAAAAATAAACAACCTTGCACAAACCCCGAATCAATATGAACCTAAAAAAACTACTAAGTAAGGGCCACCTCATTCCGATCTACAACCCCGTGGATGGCAACTTGTGCATCGTGGGGTATCAACGCAAGCCCACCAGCAGAAAAGCCTCCCAGAGACCCTTTCTGCTCCCGCAACCCATCATCTTGGGCCCCTTGACCCCAAACCCCGAAACCTAATGAAACCCACAGGCCACGAACTAATAGACCAAGAGATAGGCAAACAACTAGGAGAAGACGAAACAGTACTTCTAGCAGACGGGCTAGAGTCGGCATTTCTAGGTATAGGCCGACAGTTCTCCCATGCGGTAGCAATTTACTCGTACAAGAAGACGATTAAGAACCTGATGCGTCAGGGTATGGACAGGGAAGAGGCAATTGAATATTTTGACTTTAACATAGCAGGAGCCTTTGTCGGAGACCAAACCCCAGTATTCCTAGCAGACGAATAAGCAACGTGTCGATAAAACCCCGAAATATATACACATTAGTAGATACATGTATACGGCGTAGACATATCTGTGGTATAAGGATCTCTTATGGCGGGACGATTATCAATGGCAACGGAGAGACTGGCTTCGGCAATGAGGCCGCTCCCAACTTCTTCCTTTGGCTATCCAGTCAGAGAACCAGTCCCATCTGAACAAGCCTTCTTTGCCCTCAACCCCAATGTGGGAGGCTATGCCGCAGAGGACGGGGCTGTTGTCCTGAACGAGGGGGCAAGATATAAAGACAGATACCTGTCCAACAGAGAGCTTGGTAGTGTGGCGCAGAACGAGGCTTCCAGACTTTACATGCGGGATAGGGCTATTGTTCCAGATTTTAGCTTGACCAAGGATCAAGAGCTAGAGTTTCAAGGAACGGCCTACGGATCAAACCCCGAAGCATTGAAGCAGTCCATAGCGGCCAGAATCATTACGGGAGACCAGTCAGCGGGTGATACAACCCCAGAGCAGAAAAGCTTCTCACAGGGCCTCCTAAAGCAAATGCAAGCCAATGGCGAACCAGTCGCGACCAACCCCGAACCCAAACGGGGAATTGTGGCAAAAGCAGCAAGTAAGCTAGAAGAGGTTCTAGGAGTGCCCCTGCCTTGGGAACTCGGTCTCGTCACATCTGTAGGGTATCAGATGGCCGCAGGAGAGGGGCCTCTAGTAGAACGGGCTCGCAAGGGTGGGGCTCAGTTCTTGGGCCGCTACGCCACCAATATGGCCAATCCTGCGCTGGACTTCCAGTTCCCCACGCTTGGAGAAAACTATGAGGTAAGCGACATCCTTCAGGATAGTGCCTCTTGGATGAGGCCAGAGTATTATGCCGATAAACGAACAATCCCCATAGATGCAATGGTCAGGGGTAACGAGGTGCTTTCTAGAGATCTATTTGAACTCCCATCTCGCATACCAGTAGAAGAGACAGATCTTGTAAAAACAGGACCCAAACAATACACAGTTAAAGAGGGTAGCCCCCTAAAACCCGAAGCAAATGAGACGGGGCTTTATTACAACTATTTGTTAGGAAAGTACAACGTCACCCAAAATCCCGAAACCAAAGCCCTGCAATACAGTGATACATGGGATCTGTCTTCTCCCTTGGGACCAGCCAAGGTAAAGAGCGTCAATGGGGACGAAGACTACGCCCCAGACTACGCACAGGAAAATAGCCCCCTGTCTTACATGGCTAGAAAGCTTGTTAACCCCTTTCTCCGTCCAGCCACCGTAAGTGGTAGCATATCCAACCCCGAACCCGAATTTAAGGGCTTCCCATCCTCCCATCCCTTTGTAAGTAATAAGGACGGAAGTAAAAGTAATGTCAAATTAGCCACAGTGGGTCTAGGAGACAAAACCTTCGTAATCCCAACAATGGTGGGGGGTAAGGATCTCTCTATCCAACAAGCCGTAAAAACAGCCAAGGACTACGGCCTTTCCAACTACCCATCATTTACCAATCCCCAAGACGCCGATAGCTGGTCTAAAAAGTACCACGGCTCCATAGACGAAAAGGGTAGGCTCAAGTCTAAGTAAACCGCGCCCAAGGGCATAGCTTTTGCACAATAGTTCAAGCGTAGTTATGTAAAGTCGGGGTTTTGTGGTGGATAACGGCTTATCATAGAGTAGCGAAAACTCCCTACATTTTGTGACACAAAGAGCAAGGTAATGTGTAGCGTAGAGTGGGACAGAGGGAACTAGTACCTTGTGTAAACCCCGCTATACATAAACCCCCATTGTGTATACCGAAGAGGACATTGCTATACACAGGGCTGATAATGCGTTCTCTCGTTTACTTTTTGTAGATATTTTTTGAGATGGGGTGTTCCACAGGATGAAGGTATGTCCGCCAGCCGGAAGGTGGGAGGGGGACCGGTGGGGTGGGTCCAGAGCGTGTGTCGCTGCGCCTGTCGTGCCGTGGTTGCGCTCCGTCCCGAGTGGCTATGACCCGACCCCGCATATAAATCATCTCGTCCCGTAGGGCCATCGTACACTATGGCATCTTGAGCCTCTGTGCCTGTATAAAAAGGGTTGACATCGAACCCGCCCCTTCTGACCTGTCCACCTGCTATCGCCTCACCACCGGAAAAATGGCGCAAAGGAACCCCGAAATAATCGATCTTGACCTTGCCACCTGTCGCCTTTGTTTGCCGGATCAATAGTGTAACAGCGGAAAAATAAACTTGCGTCTGGTGGTATTCTGGCCCCGTCTGGCCGCATAGGACATACCATGTCTCACCCCTAAAAATGGGTGGGGTAGGACATATCATGTCCGAGGGTATAGGACATATCGTGTCCAACCCGGAGCCCGCACCGAGATTATTTCTTAAAATAAATCGTTGACAGACGGCGGGGCCGGACTACCTTTGATTTGTGGCGCAAGCCATAACCTATGAATAAAACCTACTACACAAAAACGGATGAGGGGCAATTTCTGCCTGCTCATATTGGATTCGATCAAATGTCAGACATTCTGGCCTCCATCATGGCGGACCAGATGCGCGACATCATCACCAAGAAAATGGAAGCGATCATCGATGAAATCGACATGGATCAAAAGGTCCGCGAGGCGGTGGAATCGGTGGACGCCTCCGACATGGCAGAAGAAGCAGTCCGCGAGGCCATCGAGGACATGGTCTCAAACAATCTGTCTGTGGACGTTTCCATCTGATGAAGACCATCGATCCCAAGGATATCAAGGCCACCTTCTATCTGGTAGCGACCAGTGCAGGATTCTATGGGTCCGGTGAAACTCTCATCGAGGCCGCGAAGAATGCCAGCGCACTGGCAAACAAACGCCTCCGCCGGAAATCCGGCGGGGGCCGGACATTGAAAGTGATGGGATGGGTCAACCATCAAAGCGAGGATTGCCGCTACGGCCAGATCAAAGAAGATGCCAGAAGGTCCCATCTCACCATCACCGGATATGATGACCATGACTTTGTGAACCCGTTTATCGGGTCATTCGGTCAAGTTGTCGCATGGGGAACACTCGACAGACTCGATATGTCCAAGTTTCCGAAGGTAGTGCTGTCTAAAGGGGATGAAGAATGAGAAAGGAATTCGACCTCACCCCAAGCTGGCAGACATGTGTCCAGATCTATTGCGCGGTCCTACGCAACCCTGATGCTTCCTGTGAAGCTATCCAATCCGCCGAGGGTGAGTTGATGCGTCTGGCTGCCCACGTTGATAAACTCCAGAGGAAAGAAGATTGAACCATGGGGGGATGCTTCGGCGTCCCTCCTTTTCAGCCTTCACCCGGGGGAACCAATCCCACAAAAACCCATGATCGAACCATCCACCATTCAAACCCTGCTCGAAGTCGGCCTGCTCGCGTTCCTTGGAACACTGGCAATGCTCCTTCGGGACTAATACCACCATGTACCTTATCCACCAAACCAAGTCAGTCATAGTCATCGCCACTGCGAACAGTGCAAACCGGAAGACCGGAAAGTCTGTGCAACTTTGGATACTCGATGCCACCATGCATCCGGTGGAGTCAAGACGCACCGGACATGACGCACAGAACCAATGTATGGGATGCTCCTTTGCCAGTGGCAATGGGTGTTATGTCAACGCCAACCCTCTCTCCTCGATCTGGCGTAAATTCCAGCGTGGTGGATATCCCCCCCTTCTCATGGGATCACCAGATTGGGATGAGTTTTTCACGACAGAATTTGTGCGCTTTGGTGCGTATGGGAATCCTTCCCTTATCCCCTTGTCCATGGTCAAAGACATTGCCAGCAAAGCAAAAAAGATCACTGGCTATTTCCATGACTGGCATCTGATGCCACCGGACCAAGCAAAAGCCTATGGTCAATTTTTCATGGCATCAACGGAAGTTGGCAACTTTAGACAGGCACAGTCTCTCGGTCTTCGCACCTTTTCCGTTGTGCCGCATGCCATACCTGCCACCGGAATCGAATGTCTGGCAGACGCAAAGGGGATGACCTGCAAGCAATGCGGATTGTGTGACGGCAACAGACGCACAGCTTCACGCAGCAAACCCTTGCCACATATCTTTATCACCGCCCATGGATACCAGACCGCGAAGGCGAAGCTGGCATCCGGCGGTGATGAGTAAACAACAACC